AGAGTGACGATTATAGACAAACATTACTAAAAAAGACTTAACCCTAGTTAAGCTTACGAACCCAAGGTTTAGCCAAATTGAGAATCAAATCTGTCCCGCACTACCTACCGCTTGTGGGACGCACTGTTAAAGACTAAGCCTGCTGTCTTTTGCAGTGCATATAAATAGTGAAGGGAAGATCTCTACAGAGATCTGGGAGGTGCGCTACAAAGCCGAATAGGGTTTGTAGAATAATCGCATAAGTACATATTCCAAATGCCCTTGGAATATGATTACATTTTACTGAACACAATTTACCGCAGTCGGGGGATCGCAAGGGCTAGATAAATGTGAAGTGCATGTGGGGTTAGGCTGATAGATATCCAAACCTAATCGGATTGAAGCCCGAAGGGTGGATACCGTGTATCCATTCACGAAAGCCCTTAGGTTACCAAACTACCTTGACAAGCTGGAAACGCAGGTGTATCTATATTAGTATTAGTGTTTAACTCAACAAAGAACAAGATGAAGATAGTTAATGCAAAGCAACAAATATCTAGTAAAGCTAGGAACTTGGTTGATATACTCGTAGCCAAAGGTTGCACCATTACTGAAGCCTCGAAACTGGCAGGATATAAGGGCAACAGTAGCAGAGTTAGTGCAAGTAAGATGCTACGTAAACCAGAAGTACAAGAGTACTTGCAACAAGAACTTAGACGCAAGTTAGCCTTGGGTAGTACTAGAGCCTTGTCCAGAATCGAATCGCTATCACAAACCGCTAAGTCTGAATATGTGCAACTAGAAGCAAGTAAGGACATACTCGATAGAGCGGGTTATAAATCGGTGGATCAACACCACCATATGGTAGCTGGGTTTCAGATAAATATAGATCTTTCTTAGAAGAGAGAAGAACATGTAGTAAGGTAGTAACAGCCCTTGTAGCAGGTTTGCTACTTGGGCTAATTTTACAGATGGGGGGCCGAAAATGCGGTACGATAACGTATAAAAAGTATTGCCCACAAAATTTTTTTCTTCAAGGCTCGTTCAAACTATGCTATGTATTCTTCATGGCTTATAAAACACCAGCATGGACAAGGAAAGAAGGCAAGAACCCTAAGGGTGGCTTGAATGCTAAAGGTCGTGCTTCTTATAAAGGTGGTACACTAAAAGCACCAGTTAAGAGTGGGGATCATCCTCGAAGGGCATCCTTCCTAGCACGTATGGGTAATATGAGAGGTCCAGAATATAAAGATGGTAAACCTACAAGACTTCTGTTATCTTTGCGAGCATGGGGTGCTTCGAGCAAGGCAGATGCCAGAAAGAAAGCTAAGGCTATGTCAATACGACTAAAGAATAAAAAAAAGAAAGGTAAGAAGTAATGCCTAAAGGAGCAAAGCATTATACAAAGACTGGCATGTTGTATACTGGTAAAACTCATAAAATGCCAGATGGCTCTTTACATACTGGTGCAAAACATACTAGTATGAGTAAACCAGTCTTTCATTTTAAAGACTTACCTCAAAAGGTACGAACCATGATTATGAAAAAACAGAAAGGAAAGTAATATGGCATACGGTAAAATGAGTAAAGGTAAAGCAAAGTCAAGTGGTGGACTTACAAAAAAACAAAAGACACTACCTGCTGCTTTACAAAAGAAGATAATGAATTCAAAGAAAAAGAAAGAAAAGTAATATGGCTATAGATTACAGTAAAAGAAAATCTTACCAAAGGATTGTAGCTAAAGCTAAGAGTTACAGTCCTAAAGGTGAGAAAAGTTTAAGAGCGCAAAGAGATCGTATGCGAAAGAAACGTAAGATTACTGATGCTGTCTTTAAAGATAAAAATTTAGGAGCTAAAAACTACCGTGCTATGGATGATTCTGCTAATCCTATGGCACAATTCATGAAGATGGCAATAGATAAAAAAGCAAGTGCTAATACGTTATTAAGTGCGCATGAAGCATTTGGTATAGATCATGATGCTCGCGCAGACGTTGCAAGTGTAAAAAAATTATTTACTAGTATTAAAACTGGTGCAGAGTTAGAAAAAGAAATAATGGCTGAAAGAAAAAGACAAATGCGTATTTCTGCAAGTAAGCGACCAAAAGGTAGAAGTCTATTAGATTTTTATAATTTTTAGAGGAAGAAGTAATGACTAAGTATAAGTATCCAATGCCTAAACCAAAAGATTTGGGACAGCCACAGCAAGAAGAAGTGCCAACACATGTTCTTGTACCACCAAAGTCTAAGATCGAAAGCTTAATTGATGCGTATAAAGCTTCACCAATAAAGCCATACAAGAAAGGCAAAGAGGTTGGTATTACATACAAAATAAAATTTTAGGATTATAAAATGGTTACATTTAGAAAAGTATATAGAGATGGCAAAGTTGTTGGTACAATTAGCACTAACAAGCCTGGGAAAAAAGGTTATACCTATAAACTAAAAAGAACTAAAGAAGATAGACAAAGAACTGCTACAGCAAAGTTTATAAAAACAACTAGTGGGTTCAAAAAACTTAAAGCGTTTATTACAGACCTTACAAAGAGTGGTGGTGGCATAACATCTAAAGGTGATATCTATCAAGTTATTGCCCCTGGAAATAAAAATATTATGGAAGCAAAAGGTATTGCCTCTGATGCAAAGACTATGCTTCCTAGCAAAAATATGATTCGAGATGATTTTAAAAATTTATATAAACCTTTAAATGTTACACGACAGTATACACCACCAAAAGCACTACGTACTGATGCTGCTTATCGTGGTAGTGGCAGAGCAAACCGACCAGTAAGAATGAGTAATGTTGTAAGCTTAGAACAATTTGTTCGCAACAATATGGCAACTGCTACAAAACCAATGTCTGAGAAACGAAACAAAAAACTTACTTTGTTTCCAGATCGAAAACGTCTAAGCACTGATGCTGTATATAATCCAACAGCAATTACAATAACCGAAGAAGATAGGAAATTACTAAAAAAACTTAAAGAGATGTATGGTAACTAATGTCAAAGACTGCAACAAAAACGAAACCAGCTTTATGGAAAAGAATAGTTGCACGTATTAAAGCACAAGCAAGCTACGGTACAAAGGCTGGTCAATGGTCTGGTCGGAAAGCACAAGCAGCAGTCAAAGCTTATAAGAAAGCAGGTGGTGGATACCGAGGTGGTGGCAAATCTAAAACATCATTAGCAAAATGGTCTAAGCAAAAATGGAGGACTAAGTCTGGTAAGAAGTCTAGTGAAACTGGAGAAAGATACCTACCATCGAAAGCTATAAAAAAATTATCTGCTAAAGAGTACGCAAGAACAACAGCCAAGAAGAGAAGGGATAAAGCGAAGGGTAAGCAATTTAGTAAACAGCCTAAAGCGATTGCACGTAAGGTTCGTAAATATAGAAAGACCTAGCATGGCTAACAAGAAAGAATTGGAAAAACAAATAGAAGTTTTGACAGATGCAAACAAACTGCTTACACAAGTAATACGTGAAAAGAATGAAATGATACATTGTTTAGAAGTATTATTTAAAGCAGAGGAGTATGCATATGACGAAGTCCCCCCAAAAGAAGAAACCCACTAAACTAGAAAAAGCAGAAGATCGAGCAAAGACAATGGTTGATAATGACCAGCTACGTGTCTATCTACAAAGACAAAAACAAATAGATCAGTATGTAGAATTTAAAATGATAAAAGGATACTCGAAAGAAGAAGCCACTAGAATGGCAGAAGAGTTAATAGGCGAAGGCAAAAACTATGACTAGTATATTTAACAAAGTATTAATAAAAGATCTAGTCAAACTACGTACTGTTGTTAAATCACAACACATGAAAGACTATCCAGAATCACATATCAATGATTATGAAGCAGATAAGATTATTGAATCTTTGTCTGAAGAAGCTAGAGAAAAATTAATTAAGTTAGCAGTTGATTATGGGATCACTGAACTATAAACCAGATGGCGAAACTCTAAAACTATTTATGAAAGATGATGCCTTTCTGCGTGGCTTACGTGGTCCAGTAGGTAGTGGCAAGTCTGTTGCATGTTGCATAGAAATATTCCGTAGAGCATTACTGCAAAAAGAAAGTGATGATGGTATAAAGAAATCACGTTGGGCAGTAATTAGAAATACAAACCCACAACTAAAAACAACAACAATCATT